GCTGAAACAAAAAATGGTGTTTGGATTCCAAAAGACCCGAGTGGATTAACATTTGGTTCGCAAGGTTACTATTTAGATTTTGCAGATGCGTCTGCTCCCGGAAATGATGTAAGTGGAAACAACAATGATTGGACAAATGTTAATTTAGCAACACACGATCAAATGCTAGATAGTCCTACTTTTGGAAGTGAAGGTAGTGCTAATTTTCCTATTATTAATGTGCTAGATCCAACAATTACTACATCAGCTATATCTGAAGGAAACCTAAAAATAACTGAAGGCAATAATTTAGGAGGTAAGGCAACTTTTGCAGTTCCTTTAACTGGTAAATGGTATTGGGAAGCCTACTGTTATGCTGATACTGGTCAAGAAATGTGGAATGGAATTACAGGAATAACAGCTAATTCTTCTGGAGATGGTAGAGGAGGAAGTTCTAATTCTAATACCTATGGTGCAAGTTGGAGTCAATATAGTGGTTCAAATTACTATATTAGAAAATATATTGCTGGAACTGAATCAGCAGTATCAGGTTCTTTTGGTACAACAAAACATACTATATTAGGCATTGCTGTAAATAGAGATGATAATGAAATAAAGTTCTATAAAGATAATGCTTTACAAATTACAAATGCTATATCAGCTACACAAGAATACTTTCCTGCTGGTGGAATGGGTGGTGGTACAAACGCAACAACTATTCAAGTATGGAATTTTGGACAAGATGGAACTTTTGCTGGAGAAAAAACAGCACAAGGAAATGCAGATGGTAATGGCTATGGTAATTTCTATTATAGTCCACCTTCAGGTCATTTAGCTTTAAATTCTGCCAATTTACCAAATCCTGCTGCTGATCCAGCAGAGGATGAAGGTCCTTCAAATTATGCTCAAGCATTAATATATACAGGAGATGCTAATAATACAAGAAGTCTAACAACTTCATTAAATCCAGATAGTGCATGGTTTAAAAATAGAACAACAGCAGCAAGTACACCTACAAGATGGTATAATACTATTAAACAAAAATATGGAACAACTAATGAATATGTGCAATTTGATATGGCTAGTTATGGTGCGGCAAGTTCTACATATAAAGGTGTAACAGCTTCTTCTAGTTCAAGTATTACTATAGGAAATGTTGGTTATATTAATGTAAACAGTTCCTCTTATGTAGGGTATTTCTTAGGAACAGGTGCTTCCACTACTACAGACACTTCTGGAGATATAGATGTTGAAAGATATACTAATGCAGATATAGGAATATCTATTATGTACTATACTGGATCAGGTACAAGTGGAAATGAAATTCCTCATGGGTTAGGAGTTAAGCCAGAACTTGTAATAGTAAAAAATTCTACAAGTAGTAATAGTTCAGCATGGAGAGCTTGGTTTGATAAAAATTCCTATGATTATAATGATTATTTTGTAGTAAATACTGATGCTGCTGTCTCAACAAGTAGTGGTATATTTTCAGGTAATCCAACAACAACTATGTTACCTATGGCTAATGGTACAACAGAAAATGCTTCTAGTAATACATATATGATGTGGGCTTTTGCTTCAAAAGAAGGATTTTGCAAGGTTGGCTCGTATGTTGGAAATGCAAATGCAAATGGTACATTCGTCTATCTGGGTTTTAGTCCAGAATTTATAATATTTAAACCTATCGTGGCTGGAAGTTGGAGAATTAAAGATATTGCAAGAAATCCCTACAATCCAACTGATAAAAGTTTATATGTTAATACTAATGATCCAGAAGAAAGTTATGCTGGGGATAATATAGATTTCTTATCAAATGGTTTCAAGATGAGAAGTGGAGATTCCCAATTTAATCAGGCAACAACTTTTTTATATGTCGCCTTTGCACATAATCCATTTAAATACGCAACATCAAGATAGAGGAGAAAAACAATGTGGGCGTTAGTAAAAAGTAATAAAATAGAAGAAATAATATCTAGTCCAAAAGAAATGATAATAGATGATGTTCGACACCCTAGAGCATTATTTAGTGCTTGGACAGATGCCGAAAGAAAAGCTATTGGAATATTACCAGTAACAACAAGTGGCACATCTCTTAATAGTGCTTATTACATAGAAAAAGATGAAGCATTTGCTATAGCAGGTGATAAAAATAGTGTTGTAAGAACTATAGGTGTAAAAGTAGCTGACAAATCTTTAGCTGATGTTAATGAAGTATGGACACAATCTGAAATAGATAGTGGTCTAGCTCCAGATGGAACATCTGCTAATGATCCAAAATTAGATCAAGATGGCAATCAAGTAGTTACAAAAGGATTAAAAACACAAACTAAAGAAAAAGCAACTACACAAGCTAATGGATTACTGCAAGGATTTTCGTGGCTTATTGAACGCAAAGTTACTGCTGATACTGCAATTCCTTCAGATGTAATTTCTTATATGGCATCAATTAGAACAGATCATAAAGCGATATGTGATGCTATTGATGGTGCTAGTGATATGGATGCTTTTATTGCATTGCATACTGATACATATAAAGGTGATGGCACAGTAGATGTTGTAGCAAGAGTAAATCGTTGGACAGACGATAAAGACGTAAAGCAACATAGAAGATAGTCATGGCAAGAGTATCAGCAGAAAGAGTACAAGCTAAATTAGACACTCATGAAGCTGTATGTGCTGAAAGGTGGAAGGAAACTATACTGCGTATAAAACGCCTAGAAGCCATCTTTATTGCATTTAGTGGTGCAACTATGCTAATGTTAGTAACAATAATTATAAAGCAACTGTAGGGAGAATATAATGAAAACTAAATATGGATATGTAAACAAACATAACGACCATGATTACAAAGCAGATGGTTTTAAAGAATTAAAAAAAATGCGTTCTAAATCTAAAACAGGCGGTAAAATAACAGGTTCTGGAGCGTTATCAGATAAAGAATATAATATGTATAGAAATAAAAAATGACAACAAATAGCGAAGCAAGACAAATAGCAATAAGAGCTGTTACTTCAACAACAGGCTTGCATAATGAAGATTGGATAGCGTTATTTAATGAAAGGTCTATTGGTGCTGGTACATTTAATGAAAGATTATTAGCATATATTAATGGTGAGTTAAGTGCATCATATACAGATGTTAATTTAGCAATACAAGCGTTTGCTACAGACCAAGATGACTATAATTTTTCAAGTATGGGAACATTTACACCATGAGTCAGCAATCATTACGACAAGCAAGTTGCCGAGAAGCAACAGAAACAACTGGTACTTATAATGAAGATTGGAATAAAGTTTTTGCCGATTCAGGCTTTACAACTGGTACTTTTTCAGAAAAGATGTTGGCATATACTAATGCACAAGGTAGTGCATGGGATAATGCAGAATGGGACGGAAACAACTGGGGGTCAGGACCATATACTAATGTGAATGAAGCAATGGCACAATTAGGTAGTCAAAATGGTACAGATGATCCCGGAAGTTTATGGTCGCAAATGGGCACATTTAGTGCAGAATAGGAGAGTAACATGGATACAATATTAAACTTAGTAGATGGAGCACCTGCTTGGGTTAGTGCAATTACAGCATTAGTTACAGCAGCAACAGCGATTACAGCTCTAACACCTACAAAAACAGACGATAAAGCAATTTCTTTTATACTACGCATACTTAATTTAGTTGCTGGTAATATTGGAAAGAATACAAACAAGGACGATAAATAATGGGTTGGCTTTCTGCATTAGGACCTCTGGCTAAA